AGGTTTGGGTCCATCAAACAAAAAGAAGGTACCATGGGTGCAGCGGGGATCGCTGAACGCCGTTTGATCGGTGCGATTACAGATCAAGCTGCTAAACGGGTCGATGCTTTTCTCCCGAACGACGCTGCCTATAACCAGTTTATGGCCAACAAAGATAAGGTTGGCGCGGAAAAGCGCCGACAGAAGTTGGTGCAAGACGAAGTGCGGCGGACGTTCTCCGGGGACTATGGCGCTGGCGAAGACGCAGAAACTCTTCTCTACGACGCAAACGGTAAGAGAATTTAATATGCCAATCCGCGCCCAATCGGCTGACGGTAAAATTCACGAGTTCCCAGACGGCACACCGCCGAGTGTAATCGACAGAGTTATGCTCGACTACGCCAAGTCAGTTTCTACCGCTCTTCAACCCACTGGGCAGTCCTCGCCCACCGCCGCGCAACCTGCACCCGTTGCGCCCGCACCTACGCGCGTACAACCTACTATGCAGCCGGTGGCTGGCACGTTGGAGTCTACCCCACTCAAAGACCCCGGTGCCGCCCCCACGCCACTGGACTACCTTACCGACCGCAAAGCTGCGGTTGAGCAGGATCGTGCGTACCGCGCGTATCAACAAGAAAGTATGCAGCGGGCGCAGCTTGAGGGTCTCAAGACCCAGACTGGGTTCTTTGACCGCCTCGGTGATCTATTCTCTCGGGGTGAGCTTAGTGTGCGGTCGGGTATCAAGGACATTGAAGCTGTCATCGAAAGCGACCCCGTCCTTAAGAAACAGTACCAAGCCGAGGCACGGCGCTTTGCCAAGGATGCAGCTACGGGGATTGCAGGCGAAACTACGTGGGAAGCCGTCAAGGATAACCCACTCAAGGTACTGCCGTTTATCCTAGAACAAGGTGCGCAGAGCCTTCCTCAGATGATCGCTGGGCGTATGTCGCCTTTGGGTCTTGCGTTGTCCACCTTGGGTACTGCTGGGCAAGTAGCGCGTGGACGGGCGGAAGCCAATGACCGGCAGGATGTCAGTGGCATTGATGCTGCTATAGGTATCCCCGTAGGTATGGTGTCCGCGTTCCTAGATCAGTTCGGTCTGGGAGAAATCGTTGGCACTGCGGGTAAGAACGCACTTATTCGAATCCTAAAAGCCGCTGGCGCAGAGGGCGGCACTGAGCTTGTGCAGAACACCCTTGAGTACCTTGGTAGCCGGATTGGCACAAATAAAGGTGCAGATGCCCTAGAAGCTCTTGACCAAGGACTAGCAGGATTGGTGGCTGGTGGCGGTATGGGTGCGGGCTTCCGTGGTACCGGTGAAGCCGTTGGTGCAGTAGGTAAGTCACTCCGTGAGCGCGGCGATACTCGGGTCAAAGCGGAAGTCGGGCGTCAGGCCAAGCTGACCGCTGCAGACCAGTCAGAAGAAAACCTCGTTGCGCTGGAAAATGCGCTCATTAAGCAGTACCGCCGACAGGGCCTGACGCAAAAGGAAGCTGGTGCAAAAGCCGCTCGGATACTGCCTAGTCTAATTGCTCAACAAACGGGTGCTGCTGAGACTGACGATGTTGGCTCCATTGCCTCGACCCTTGGCCCACAGTTTGCTGTACCTGAAGGTATAACCGGAGCCACACAGCGCGAAGCGCCTGCTGGGCAGATGGATGGCACAGCCCCCACCATCGAAGTCTCGCGCAACCAGCTTCAGACTGTTACTGAAGATCGTGTAACTGCTGCCCTCTCTGGTATCGACGCCGACTTTGCGGAGTATGCGGACGACATCAACGAGACCTATGGGATTAAGAAACTCCCCCCAGAAGTGCGCCTTGAAGCAGCGCAGCTTATTGCCGCTGACCCTAGCATTGCCCCGATTGATGCTATCGACAACATCCTTAAGCAGCGTGAGCGCGCAGGGGTTACTCCCCCCACCGCTGCGCCTGTGGCTCCTTCGGTTGACAAAACTGCGGTAGCCCCTGTTGCTGACGCCATTAAGCAAGCTGCTGCTCCTACAGGCGCTCCTATTCCCTCACTGGCTGAGACGGCAGCGCGCGATACTGGCATTATTGAAGCGCCTGCGCCTGCTCCCGCACCTAAACCTAAACCTAAGCCGTTTGTTATAACCCGTGCACCTACACCTGCGCCCGTTGAAGAAGCGGTAGTTGAACCTACGCCCGTTGCACCTGAAGCTGCGCCGGAAGCTCCCGCTGCAGAAGCTGAGTCTGCGCCCGCACCTAAACCTAAACCTAAGCCGTTTGTTATAACCCGTGCACCTACACCTGCGCCCGTTGAAGAAGCGGTAGTTGAACCTACGCCTACACCTACGCCCGTTGAAGAAGCGGTGGCTGAACCTGCACCGGTTGAAGCACCCCTACCGGAAGCCTACACTCTGCTTCTGCAAGACTACCAAGCTATCGTGGAGAAGCCAACGCCCGAAGCTATGGATCAGCTTAAGGCGTCCACGGTGCGGGATATACCCACGCAGGGCGCTAACATGACCATGTCGGTAGTGCCGGCTCCAGACGGTACGCTGCTTGCTCTCCCCGGTCGTGACATGATTATTGGTTGGAGGCGAGAACTCCAAGGCGATATGGCTACGCCGTTGCGTGAGGTTACGATTGACCAGTTCTACGACTACGAAGGTAAAAACCCTCCCCTCCAAATTACGCGTCCCGCCATCGTGGACGCCAACGGGAACGTCATTCAGCGTGGTATTCTCGGTAAGGCTCCAGCTACCCGTGCTCCGACACCTACACCGATTGAAGAAACGACGGCTGAACCTGCGCCAGTAACCGAAGGGGCTGCGCCTGAAGCTGCGCAGGATTACCTTCAAAATTTATTGAATGCTAGACGTGCAAGTAGAGAAGAGAGTGACAGGCGGTATCCTTCCGATGCGTTCTCAAGGCTTGTATTCCAAAACGGGTTCGTCGCTATTAGCCCTTACGGAAGGACTAAGGTAGACACCAAGGAAGAGTTTGAAGCCAGTTTCCCTGATAGGGCGGCTGCATACCGTGAGGGTGTCCTGTTTGGGGCTAACTATTTTGGTCTACCCGTACCGGACTATATCCAGAACCCAACACAACCTGCACCTGTTGAGGGAGCGGTAACCGAAGAAGAACTTGCTGCTGCCGAAGAGCAGGAGCAGGAGGCTGTCGAGCGGGACATTGAATATTCTGAAACTACCGAAGAAGAGCAGGAAGACGCAGAGCAGGAAGACGAAGAGATCGACTACGACGAGCATCCGCTCATGCAGGAGCATGATGCTAAATACGACGATGCCGTTGACGAAATCGGCTCTACCGAGACAATGAAGGAACTGCGCAGTCTTATTACCCGTTTCAAACGGGAAGGGCTGATCGACGCGGACGATGTTGTCGAAATCAACGATAGCATCAATGACGCGGGTTCCAACAAGGAAGATCGGTTTGATGCGGGCACATCCGCCCTCGAAGAAGCTTTGAACAATCAGCGTGATAATCAACGTGAAGACGTCGAGGAGCGCATCCGAGAAGCGGTAGAAGCTGAACCTGTAGTTGAAGAAGCGCCTACTCCCGAAGATGCTGAGCTTGCCCGGCAGGAAGAAGCTGCGGCTGAAGCTATGGCGCAGAACCATGCGAATGATCTCGGCGGCATCGTAGCTTTCCGTGATGGAGCTATTGGGCTTATCCGTGGTTACAGCGTACTAACTGGCAAGCCTGTGTATATACCGTTCAACGGTTCTACACGCGCCCGTGTGGACATCGAGTCCTTCACCGGCACTATGTTCACCGAAGAGCAGCTTGCTATGTTGAAGCAAGCGAAGGAGCAGGCTGAAGCTGCAGACGCCGTCAAGGACGCATCCGATCCGTTCGTTAAATACGGCGCGGACGGCCTCGCTGTGTCTGCTAACGTACCTGAAAATGTAGCGGGTGTAATCGCTGGGTGGAAGCGGATGCTCCTCCCCGGAGTCAAACTGTACGTCACCACCATCGAAGACGCCGCTGCGGATAAAGACAAATTTACTGGTAACACTAGGGCTGTAGGTTCGGCAGCATTGGATGCCAACGAAGCAGGCTCTGCGCGTAAGATCGGTCCGGGTGAGTACTACATTGCCTACACCCAAGACAGCAGCACCTCGAAGGTGCTAGAGCTATTGGCCCATGAAATGGGCCATGTGCATGAGAAGGAGGTATTTGCCAACGCCTCCGCTGCGGAAAAGAAAGCGCTGCGCGAAGCACACGCAACATGGCTGGAAGCCCAGAGCAAAAAGTCTGCCCGTGAACTCGTGCTTGCGCTACGTGCCCGTGTAACAGGTCGCAATGTTAAGGTTGGCGAAGACATCCCTGCAAGCAAGCTGACCGCTTACTGGAAGTCCTTCTCTGAGTGGTACGCTGACCAGACTTCCCGTTGGGCAGTGTCGAACGAAAAGCCTCTGACGGTGGTGGACAAGTTCTTTGCCCGCCTCGGAGCAGCGCTGCGTAGTTTCTACAAGACGGTGCGCGCAGAGCGCTACCTGCCGACTGAGACCTTCACGCGTTTCATCGACGCTACCCTGAAAGACCTCGATGTAAACCCAATGGATGAGGCCAAAACGCCGACTTACGACGATGTTTTGGATGAGGTGTATGGGGCTTACCACGATCCAGAAGGCCCGCAGATCAGTGAACAAAACTTCAACCTGCTCGTCAGCGCTATCGAAGGTAAGCGTAAATCTCCGCAGGAACTGATGGACGCCCTAGATGGGTTTAAGGATAAATACGCTCAGACCGTGCTGGGGATTAACCCCTTCGAAGCTAATGCTGCTAGGCTTAGCCCTGAGGAAAGAGCGGCGCGTAAGCAGGCGCGGGCTGAGAAGGACGCTCGTAAACTGCAGTATCAGATCGCGCGTTCACGCAATCCGGGTAGCCTTGCGGAAGAAGGGTCTACCCTAGCCAAGATCGTTGAAACTCCTGAATGGATCATGGACTTCACCAAGGACATGGCCATCGCTGGCTATGACAAGGTAGTTCGAGGGCTGCTCCAAGTTCGCTCTGACGCTGGTGTAGTTCGCTCCGCAGCCCGTATGTCGAAGGCGCTAGGCACATCACTGCAGCGCGTGGTTGATGCCATCCAGAATATGCGCTCAGCAGAAAACCGTGCCCTGACAACGATTATGAAACAGGTGCAGGAGTGGTCGAATTTCGATAAAGCCTTTTCGGCTGGGTCTGATCTTGTAACCGACCTAGCTAACGTAGCCACCCTGCACGACATCAACTTTGCTAAGTACCCGACCCTTGAGGCGTTCCTCCGCAACGACCCGAAGCTTCAAATTATCTGGAACGACCCGAAGCTAGGTGAGGTGGCAAAGCTGCGTCGAATTGAGAACCGACAGCGGATTGCCAAGATGTATTACCCGCAGTGGGATGCGCTAGACCTACCAGAAAATGGAGGCGGTAGAGGTAAGGTTATCTTTAAGATGGCCGCTGATGCCTACATGGCTACGTTCAACCGACGCTACAACGCGATTATAGCGAACATCGAAAACTCTGGCATGTCCATGGCGCGCAAGGCGGAAGCCACTAAGCGTATCGACGCCATGTTTGCTGCCGCACGTCAGGTCGGTGTGTACTTCCCGCTTATGCGCTTCGGTGAGTTCTGGATGCGTACGGGTACTGGCGTAAACGCAGAGTACTACCTGTTTGAGACTGAGCGGCAGCTTAAGCAAGCTCTGCGCGGTCGGTACAAAGACATGGTGGCTAATGGCTACCGGGGTACGTACAGGCAGATGGTTGAGACTGGCGAGATCACATCTGGTAAGAAGCTCGATGATCTCAAGAAGGAGCTTGTCAACGATCCAACGAAGATGCTCAAGGGTGTCTACGAAGCGCTCGATGCCAACTCGTTGAAGGGTGACGCTAAGGTCCTTGAGAACGAAATCTTCCAGCTTTACGTGCAGTCGCTGCCGCAGGGTGCGCAATCACGTGAGTTCATTCACCGTAAGGGTCGCACCGGGTTTCAAGCTGATGCCATTCGTGCGTTCCTAACTCACCAGCGTTCTGCTGCTAGCCAGCTTGCGCGCCTTGAGTATGGGTCAGGTATCCGTAACGCAGTCGATGCGTCCTACTCTCTTATCGAAGGTGATCCTGATGGGCTGCGTATGCTGCCCTATATCGACACTATGGCAGAGATGGCTCGGCAAGAACTTGAGACTGATACCTCCAACAACGCCTTCATGAAACTTGCAGACTGGCTTGCACCCAAGGCAAACACATTTGCCTATGTGTATCTAATGACGCAGTCGTCTACCGCGCTATTCCAGTCCGCGCAGTTGGGAATGGTCGGTTTGCCTATAATGATGCGTGAATATGGAACGGGCGCATTCGGGCAGATGTTCCGATATATGACAAGCCTGCACAAGATGCTCGGTGTACCTATGAAAGACCCGAACAATCCCAACGCGTTCATGCGCTTTGTGATGCGGTCACAGCCGTCTATCAACGACAGCGGCTACGTTAATAATATGAAGGACGAAGAGCTAAAGGACGCTCTGAAGTTTGGGTGGAGCTACGGGAACGATAGTCTCAACTTGTTTGGTGAGACGTTCGCTATGGATACAGTTAAAGGTACCGAAGCCCCAAGCCGCGCTAAAGATCGCTATGCTCCCGGCGTTGCGCAGATGGTCGAAGGTGCAACCTTCTTCCATAACTTCATGACCGGTTCCATGCACCACATGGAGCGTATGACTCGTGAAGCTATGTTTATGTCGGCCATGGAGCTTGAGTTTAAAAAGCTACGTAAACAAGGGTTTAGCGCTGCGGTAGCAAAAGAACGGGCTGCTGTAAAAGCGGCAGCGCTAACACGTGAAGCTATGTTTGTTTACACTAAGAGCAGCAAACCGCTTGCCATGCGGGGTCCGCTTGCCTCGGTGATGTTCCAGTTCATGTCCTTCCCGATGTCCTACCTGTCGATTATCTCACGGAACTTCTTCGACATGGTGCGGCTGGTGCCTTCAGAGCAGGGGCGCAAGAACGCCACCATCATGTTCACGGGTATGATGAGTATGCTCGGTATCGTGGCAGGTGCTACAGGTATGCCGTTCTACTCCGCTATCTGTGGCATGATCGACACAATCCGGGAAGAAATGCGGGATGAGGAAGAGCCGGAAGAAGGCTTGATGGGCGACAGCAACCCACTGTCGCATCGTAGTACGGACCTCTGGGTTCGTACATGGCTGCTGCCGCATCTGTTTGGCACTGACAGCACGATTGCAAAGTCGCTTAACCTTAGCCCAGAAATGGCAGACATGGCGCAGCGCGCTGCAGAGATGGGCATTCTCTCGGCGGTTACCGGGTTGAACATGCAGTCGCCGCTGTCTGCGGACAACATGTTTATGCGGGATGTGGAGTCAACCGGCTCTATCAGGGATAAAGTCACCAAGTTCATGTTCGACACTGGCTTCGGTGCAATTGGCGGCGTTACGCTACAGATCGCAGATGGACTCGACCTTTGGCAGCAGGGGCAAGAACGGAAGGCGATGGAGAAGCTTACGCCCTATGGTATTCCTCGTGCAGCCCAAGTCGCTGTTCGTCTGGGAGAAGAAGGGTACACCACCCGTAAGGGCGACTTGCTGACCAAGAACTACGACACCAAGAAATTTGACGCTGAGTACTACACGTGGGGCAAGCTAGCTGCTCAGTTCCTCGGAGTCCGTGATGCAGAAGTAGCTGAACTGCAGAAGGCGCAGATTTTGGCAAAAGATGCGGTAATTAAAATCCAGCAGGATAAGGCGAAGGTCGTGGACGAAATTAGTCGTACTCGTCGTGCCTTTGTCTTGAAACCCAGCGATGAAAACCTAAACAAGTTCAACGAAGCGCAGCGTAAGCAGGCTATCTACAATATCCGCTACGGCACCGTCGATCCTATCCTCGACGAGGACTTGAACACGTCCTACAGGACACGGACGGAAGCAGAGTGGGATAGCGTCGGCGGTTTGCGCGTGGCCAAGAGCTACCGTGAAGCCGCGAAGGAAATCACGAACCGCTAAATAAAAAGCCCCCCAGTCGGTGCAAACTGGGGGGCTAGTAGCACCGGGGGGTGCCGTGGAAGGAGCAACTTCCTGAGACAGCATGATACTCACTGACGCCAGATGCGTAAACCCCTAATCCCGTCGTGGATCACGACTTTCATCAAAATCTTTATCCGCAGACGTCCGCAGACGTCCGTTACGCTCCGTTTTGCTGCCCCAGTGTCGAGGCAGGGGAAGAACATCGACCTGCCTCTTTTGAAGGCCCGCCAGTCGATGTCGTAATCAATCCCCTCCACTCTCATTGGTCTGCTCCGCACCATCAGTCTGTTCCGCACTGTCGATGCCCACGAGACCGTCAATGTTGAGGAAGCCGTTCACAGACGTATCGAACACCAGTGAGTAGACACCCGGTGTGATGACCTTCATACCCTTTGACAGCCGCTTCACCTCAGGCTTGAGGAAGATGCCCTGCTTCCTAAGCTGGTTCAGGGTCTCCTTGTAGTTGATCTGCACGTCAACGCAGTCGTTCTTGAAGTGCTTCGCAGCGATGTACATGCGGTGGGTATCTGGCTCGTAACGTACCAACAACTCACCTTTAGGCTCCAACTGCGGCAGCATCGGCATCTGAGTGCGCCGGTCCACGTTGTCGTTCACAACGAGGATGTTCTGCATGTGGCGGTTCAGGTAATCCCCAATGACGGTCGCAAGATCGGTAGCTGGCGGCTGCACATCTTCGCGCAGGACCAAAAGCATCTGGGTAGCCCACTTATAAATACGCCGCATATCCCAGTCGATAAGACCAAGCTCCTTGGCGATCAGGCCACCAGTGATGTTTGCTGCGATGACTGCTGACCAGAACCGTTCGCGCTGCGTCAACTTAAGTTCGCGGTCCAGCTTGGCTTGGATGTGCTGGAACGTCTCGATCACTTCCTTCTTTTTCTTGAGCAGGTAGCCAGCGTAGATCACCCCCGCATGGCCATAGTTGCCGAACAACTGGTGGTCGAACATCTGCTTTGCATAGTCCACCTCAAGGACGTCGGAGTAGTCGATCTTATACTCCAGCATACGCATCATCTCGCCATCCGGCGTTGCCTTCGCCTTAATGAGCTTCTCGTAGAAGGATGCGTTCGAGGAGCAGAGACTGATTGTCTGCCACCGTGTGTTGTTCACCCGCAGCTTGTTGCCGCTAGCCTCCATGCGCTCCTTGCCCTTACCGTTCGCCATTGCGTAGGCGAAGTCGGAGAAGGCCAGCGGAGCCATGTTGGTAACTTCGTCCACCGTGTAGGGTAGGTGGTTGTACACGCCGAGGCGCATGATGCTGGCGTTCACGGTGTCCTGTGGGGTCGTGCAGAGATGCTTGGGGTGGCCCCAGACGCTGTTGCACATATGCAGGATGGTGGTCTTACCCGTGCCCGAGTGTGGGTGGATGACGTTGATGATGGCACCGCTCTGGCCCGAGAAGCGCAGCAGCGGTGCACCGAAGGTAGTAAGCGCAGCAAACGCATTACCCTCAAGCCCTTCACGCCCGTAGATGTTGAACACTTCCTTCCACTTTTCGAGGGTGCCAACGGCACCCATGTGCGCGGCAATCTGCTCAGTGGTTGACGAAGGGGGGCTGTAGAACACGCCCTCCACGGTGACTTCCTTGTCACCTACGATGAACTTGCTGTCGTTGTCGGCCCAGCCAAATTGAAGTCTCATGAGTTCCGCCTTTGGTCCATATTGAAAGGTGTTGATTGTGGAGATTAGATAGTCACAGATAAGGTCGAAGCGCTTCGGGCCAACCATCACGCCTTCGCCTGACAGGATTTTGCGTAGCTCTGCCTTGTCCGTGACCTTGTTGTTAGGGATGATAAACTCTTTCACACCGTCGCTGGGTGTGTGCAGCCGGATCACCGCAACATCGCGCTGCACTGGGTCGTGCATCCGCTTCACTACGTAGAGGTCGTGTTGGTAGACAAAGACCGGGTCGCCTTCGTCCTTGAAGGGTTCCCGCCAGATGCCGCCTTCCTTGCCGCGATAGAACGGCTTGGGGTACTCTGGGATGGTAATCACCTCCATTTCGCCTGTGCGTTCGTTGAGCAACTCTATCGTGCGATCTGCAACGGTGGCCCGAGGAACTGTCATCCCAAGGGTGATGGGGTTCTTGATTTTCCCGAAGTGAGGGCACCCGGCGCAGCCGCCGGGGTTGTTCCGTTCAAAGGTAACACAGTTATGTGGTTGCTCGATGTGAGCGATCTTCTGCACCGTCTTAGCGGGGTCGTAGTCAGGATGCTGGTTCGACAGTAGGTGAATGGACTTGTCTGCATCATCGCAAAACTTCGCCACTGAGAGAGCGTCGAACCATCGAGGCTCGGGTATAGTCGTCTGGTTTTGGTAGCAGTCCAGAAGCTGTTGACACCCATCCCCCTTGGCGCTGCGCGTCATGATGCGCTTGAAGCTCTTACCGATGCTATCCTGTAGGGATTTGCCCAGAGCAGTAAGTGGGCGCTTCGCTGGCAGTGGCTCGGTTGTGGGCTGTTTGACGCCAAGCAGGTTGACAAAATCGTCGAAATTAGTGGGCTTACCTTCGTGAATTACAGATACTGCGCTAGACGGATGGTCTTTGAAGTTCAGTGTTCCCGGTATACGAAGCACCCGCGACACCTCGAAGACCGATGGATCAACGTAGAGGTCGTGGATTACACAGAGTTCGCGCAGCCGCGCAGCGACAGGCTCCCACTGCTCCCGAGTCACTTCTGTGGTTAGCGGCCAGTATACGTGCAGCCCGCGTCCTGAGTTGACGAGTATAGGTTTAGGTAGACCGATGGTCCGACAAAACTTCTGTAGGGCGACTAAGCCCGAAGCTTGGTCGATATAACCATCCGGTCTTTTGGTTTTCGGGTTTACTACTGCCTTGGTAGGTCCGCAGTCGATGTCCAGCCAGAAAGACTTAATGGCTTTGACGTTGCTCTTCTTCCGGCCTGATCCGTCAGTGTACTTCGCTACACCGAAGAAAACATTCCGCTCCTGTTGCACCATCAAAGCGGCAATTTCGTCTACTTCCTCGCGGGTCTCCACGAGATACTGTCTGATATTATCGACGCCCTTGATACCAAGCACGGCGAACCACCCCGAAGATGGCTGCACAGCGTTCAAGAGGTCAAATTGTGTCATGTGTACCAGTCAGCGAAAGCTACCCTCCGCATATGATTTAATACCGGTAGGCGTATGCCCTATGCGAACTGCGCGATATAGGTTTCGATCAAGGAGATCAGCGCTGGCTGTGGGTTGGTTGTCCCCGCGAACCAGTTGTATACCGTCTGACGAGTAACCCCCATCCGCTGCGCTACCACCGTAACCGGGACGTTGTGCTTAACACACACCCGCCCGAGGCGGACACCCAGCAATTTGCTGGGTGCCCTCCGGTTAAGATCACGCAAACGCAGGCTGTAGCCTTGCGACATACTTAGTCCCCGTCATCACCCCAAGCGTTCACGATAGACGCAAGGTCACCGGTCACAGCAGGGGCTTTTTCGACAGGCTTTGCGCTACGCTTCACAGGCGCGGCCACCGGCTCGAACACTGCTTCTTCTTCCTCATCCGGCTCGGCGGAACGAGTGACAGCGGGGGTAGGAGCAGGCTTAGGTGCTTCCTGCTTAGGTGCAGGCTTCGCCCCATCAGTGGCAGCAACGGTAAGCTGCACGTACTTCTTGGTTTCGGGGTCAGCCTGCGCTGCTACAACCAGTGCATACTCTTCGTCGCTGATGCCGCGCATCGGGGTAAACAGCAGTTCCATGCTGCCAGCGTTCAGGTCGTAGCTGATGTTGGTAACAACCGTGTCAGGGCTTTCGCCGTTACCCAGAAGGTACTTCACGTAGCTCTCGAACGGATGCACGTTGCCGTTGCCCTTACCAAAGAGCGACTTGGCGGGCACGTTGAACTGATAGACTTCACCGGTCGGGTCACCCGCGATCAGGATAGCGATACGGCGCTGGAAGCGGCAAGCGCGGCCACCGTTGTCACCGGAACCCTTCACGTTCTTCGGGCAGTCACCGCAGTTGGAGTGCTGCTTGTTAGCGGCAGCGGCTTCCGGCTTATCACCGAGGTTCGACCAGCAGTCAGGCAGCGTGGCCTTGGCATTAGGGTCGTACTTACCAGCGTAGAACGTGCGGCTGACCTTGGGCAGCGCGTCAACGATGATGGCATTGAACTCACCACGGATGGCGTTGCCGATCTGCTCACCGTTAATCATACGCTTAAAGGTGCCGTTGGTGTTGGTGGCGATGCGGCGCATGGTGTTGGTGGTAGCGAGTGTCTTGGCGAGGCCGGTAAGCTCCCGCTTCGATGCGGTCGAGACTGCACCTGCCTGTTTGAAGATGGTAAGATTGCTCATTGGTTCCTCACTTGTTAGTCGGTTTGCGGACTTGGATAACGTACTTGCGGTCACACTGCAGCCCAGCCGGGAAGGCTTCGGGGTTCTCTTGTAGGAACTGTTTCATGTTGCCATTGTGGATGCGCCGCTCCAAGAGTTGCGGTACGTCCTGTTCCTTGATGAAGCGGTACATCGTTTCCCAATCGCTCGTCCAGTAGCGGGCGTCGATACGTCGGCTGATCGTACCGTTGGGGGTCTTGATGCTGTCAGCGTTCTGCTCGTTGCAGATGTCCAACAGCTTGTTAGTCACGATGTCGAGTTGGTCCTTGAGGGCAGTTACCGCTTCCTTGTGCTGCTCCTCTCTCTCGTCGATGGCGTCCCGGATTTTCCGGTAAACTGCCACCATATCACTGATGGGTAGTTCGGTCTCGGTCATGATTGCTCCTTCGCCCTGAGGCCCCACTATAATATCTTAACATTTTACAGTGTCAAGAGGCATCCGTAGCGATTTGCCTGTAGAGGTCGATAATTTTCTCGTGGTTGGTGATGTTGTGCTGCAGCATATGATATAGCTTAGCCTCTACGTCACTACCCCGAATGTGGACGACGGTCATGTTGTGCTTCTGCCCCGGACGGTTGATGCGGGCGTTGGCTTGCAGGTAGGTCTCCACGCTCGTCACAGGTGCGTACCAGATAACAGTGTTAGCTGCCGTCAGCGTTAGCCCGTGCGATGCAGCCTGTGGCTGGATGATAAGCACATGCGGGTCCTTGCGGGTCTGGAACTCCTGCACGATCTCACTGCGCCGGTTCACCGGCACTTTGCCGTTAATCACGTCGCAAGAGATACCTTCTTTCTCTAACCTATCGCGCAGTAGCTGGATGGTATGTGTGAAGGGCACGAAGACCAGCACCTTATGGCTACTCTCCTCGATCACTTCCAACACAGCCGTCAGGCGGTTGCTGACATCAAACTCGATCACCTCGCCAGTGTCCGAATAGACCGCACCGCCACTGATCTGGAGCAGCTTGTTAATCTTGGTAGCAGCGTTGACCGCGCTAACCTCCTCACCCGCTGCCTCAAACAGCATCTCGTCCTTAAGCATCTTGTAGTAGGACATCTGCATCTTGGTGAGCGGGGCTTCGCGCTCCATGTAGGTGACATCGGGCAGGTCGAGGCAGTCCTTCTTCTCGAACCGGATGGCGGGTTGCAACACCCTGTGCACGATGCTCTCTGCTTGAGGCTTCGCTGCCCATTTGAACTGGGTGACCTTGTACATAACCTGATCTCGGAACAAGCCGTAGTACTTGGGGCAGTTATCGGGGTTGACCAGCTTGGCTAGGCCGTAGGCGTCCAGAGGTGATTGTGCTGCTGGCGTACCAGTAAGCATCCAAAGGCGTGGTTTGATAGCGCCAATGATGCGGTTTAGCACCTTCCAGCGGTTGGTCTGCGCGTTCTTGTAGGCGCTAGCCTCGTCCACCACGATCAGGTCGAAGCCACCATTGATGATGACATCCTCCACCACAGCCAGCCCGTCGAAGTTCAGGATGACAAACTCGTTGCCAGCCTTGATGATCTTCTCGCGCTGTTTAGACGTACCGTGCGCCACGCTGCATGAGCGGTGCATAGCGAAGGTGAACAGGTCCTGCTGCCAAGCGGCCTTCATGATGGATAACGGGCAGAGGACGAGGACGCGCTTAATCTCGCCCAGCTTCATCAGATAGTCCGCAGCCCAGATAACCGAAGCGGTTTTACCCGTACCCTGTTCGTTGAAGCAGAACGCTTTGTCGTTAAGGGTAAGGAAGGAGGCAGTCTCCTTCTGGTGATCGAACGGCTTATGCTTGCCCGTCCACTTATACCGCCCCTTGATAGGTGAGGGTGGATTGGCCACGCCAAGCTGTATAAGTGCCTTGGTCTCCTTGAGACCCCACTTCACTGCTACTTCGTACGTATCCCCATCCCGCTTATATACCGCGCTCTTCTTGATGTTGTCGGTTATAGTTCTGGGTTCGGTCGTTTTGACGAGTAGCACCTTATCGTCAACGCTCTGCATCACTTTTTCCGTTCTCGTTTGCTGGTTTCTGACACCAGATTGTGTTTACTATCTCGCTTGAAGGAGCGGTTAGCCGACGCGCTCTCGACGCGCACACCCTGCTTGTTACTACCACCCTTATCGAAGGCTACCTTGTGGGCGACATCCTTGCCGTCACCCTTACTGACCTTGCCTTCCTTCATGAGCTTCCGACGCGCGGCGTTGCGGGCAGCGCGGTTTTTCTTCTGCTCAGGAGTGGCCTGATACTCGGCAGCGTTCTCGTACTTGCGGTCGGCCTTGTTCTTGTAAGGCATCGTTACCTCCTCGGGCGATGATGTTCACACTTTACCACAGGGCACCACCCGCACAAAGGGCCAGACTTGGGGTTCCAAACACCACTTTCAATCGCGGCATCAAGTTGATCTAGCTGCTTGTCGAACACAGACATGTACTGCGATTTCTCTGTTATCAGGTGGGTCTTATTGGGGAACTCATTGCTGACCACGTAGGCCAAGCCAGACTTGATACGCTTCACCTCGGGAAAGTGCACGAAGATGGCACCCGCCATCAGGTCAAGCTGTTTCATGTCCGCATACTTGGCGTTCTTGCCCGTCTTGTAGTCGATCATGTGGGCGCTCCACCCATTCACGATCAGCAAGTCTACGATCCCCCGCCACCACACGTCCTTAGCGAAGAAGTTGCAAGGCTCGTAGCCATTATCCGTAACGCGGACACCCAGCTTCAACTCGGTGTGCTTCTGGCCGGGGAAGTTAGCCAGCACTTCCACTACGCTAGCATACTGTTTGAACTTAGGTGGGATGGGTGTGCCATCCTTGATGCGCAACTCGGCAGCTTCATGGAAGTCGGTCCCGTACTGGGCAGCTTCGCCGGGGTCGTCCTTCACGTCCTTGGCTACCTTCAGGTGGAAGTACTTTTTCGGGCACTGCTCGAAGGTCTTTATGCTGCTGTAGGACCAAGCGGTCATAATGCTTCCTTTATCTGCCGCGCTGTATTACGCACTTGGGCTATGGTGTTGAGCAGGGAGCGGCGCTCCCCCTCCTGCCTCTTACCGCGAGGGTATATACCCACAAGGCGTCCAGCCAGCTTCACCTTATTGTGTTTTGTACCTTCTTCAATCCCCCAAGGGAGGCCCGTCCTATCTAGGGCCTCCCGCAATTCCGCTGGTAGTTTCACTGCACCTTGTCCTCCAGACGATCAGCCACCAACTTGGCGTAGCCAGCGATGTCGATCCAGCTATCAACGTAGTTCGGGTCGCCGTACACGACACGCCCCATCTTGTGGGCGATCATCTCCATGCTCTCACGCATGTCAGCGTCCATGGCGTTCCAACTAGGGCCTTTCCGCATGAGGTACTTCACACCCTGAATGAACAACGCCTTGCCGACGTAATCACCGTAGTCCTTGCCACGCTCTTCCAATACCTGCTCGACGGTGTTGTCTTCCGCTGCCGCGAGGTTCCGGTAGTTGGGGTTAGACGCCAGTTCCGACTCCGAGACCCCATACATGGGGGCAGACCCAATCTCAGGTTCTTCAGTTTTGGGCACCATCGACCGCATAACATTATACGCATGGCCGTAATTCATACCGACTTGCTTTGTGACTTCTACAACGCTGTAGCCCTGCCTAAACAGTTTGCGCGCCTTGTCGCTCTTCGTCAGTTTACGCTTAGTCATTTTAGTTGCTCCTTACTTTAGGTTTCCGCCCGATTTCAAAATGTCCCCATTGTAGACGTAGGTCCCAACATGGTCCAATTTCACGAAGGGGTGGGCGTAGATTTTCCCCCCGTGTTTGCGAAACACTTCGCAAAAGTGGTAGTCCTCCGACAGCAAAGCGCCGCTAGCGTCG